GGAGCTCCCCATGTAGATCTGGAAGATGTGCCTACTGAACTCTGGCCATCCGAAGCAGAGCAGTTGGATTACAATCGTAATGGGCATACTGACGAGAAGTTCTTCGAGCGTTGGGATTGGGTTATGGATGAGATGATCTGGGCTTTTGAACAGATCGTTGAAGATGACGATAGCCAATTCTATTCTGGAGAGTCAGACCGTATTGTTGTTCCAGTTGATAAAGATGGCAATGAGGTTCCTGAAGAAGGGGCAGAGTTCTTCGAATGGCGTAAAGGACCCAACGATACATTTGAAGTAGACATGGAAGGTCTCAAAGCATATCACGATAGAATCAAGAGAGGCACTACATTGTTCGGGAAGTACTTCCAAAACCTATGGGATTAGGGTATGGCTGATATCATAAAATTTCCATTTAAGGAGCCTGAAGAACCTATGGACCATGAGCTAGATATAGCTCGGGAATGTATGAAGGCTGTAGTCACAACGCTTATTGATTATCAATATTACCCTAATTTGGACGAGGGGCTTGAAAAAGATCTCGGTTTAGTATATCATATACTATACGCCACGATGCTAAGGTATGATGGTCAGTACCACCAGTTCCACGAGATGATGGACGAAATTATGAATGAATTGGAGAACCAACGAAATGCTACTGATTGATTTTAACGGAGTTGCCGTTGCTAACATTATGGCTATGAAAGGTCAGGATATGAACGAAGATCTTATTCGTCACACTATCCTAAACTCTATCCGAATGTACAACCTTAAGTACCGTCATGAGTACGGAGAGGTCGTCATCGCTTGCGAAGGGCGTTCTTGGCGCAAAGACGTTTTCCCTCAATATAAAGCCAATAGAGGTAAGAGCAGAGACGATTCTAAAGTTGACTGGGGCTTTATATTTGAATGTATCAATAAAGTGAAAGAAGAGATCAAAGCAAACTTTCACTATAAGGTTGTTCAGGTAGGCACTGCGGAGGCTGATGATATTATCGGCACCCTAGTTGAATACACCCAGGAGTTCGGGCAACACCAAGATGTTATGATTATTTCTGCTGACAAGGATTTTGTTCAACTGCAGAAATACGGTAACGTTAAACAATTCAGCCCATACACAAAGAAACTAGTAACGGAGAAAAACCCACGTGCATACCTACTTGAACACATATTTAAAGGCGACAGTGGTGACGGTGTACCTAACGTCCTATCTGGCGACAATTACTTGGTTGATGGTATCAGACAGTCACCCGTTACTAAAAAGAAAATAGAAGCTTGGATGGATAATATTGACTCCCTAGATACTATTATGGATCAGGATACGTACCGCAATTTCCAACGCAATAAGCGCATGATAGACCTAAGTGAAACACCTAGTTCTGTGAAAGAAGAAATTATAAATACATATGAGTCAATAAAAGTTGCTCCGAAAATGAAGATCCTAAATTACTTAATTAAGAACCGCTGCAGATTATTGGTTGAGAGCGTGGCGGACTTCCACTGAGGATGATATGAGTATTGATAAAAAATATGTCTACACAGTTCTAGAAGCCGTGGCAAAGGCGAAAAACAAAAAAGAACGGTTAGAAATTCTACAGTCAAACGTTTCCGGAGCCCTGTTGGGTATTCTACGCGGTTCGTTTGATGAATCGTTAGAGTTTGCTCTACCTGAAGGCGAACCGCCATACACCCCATTCGATTTCAAAGACGATAGTAAACCTATTCCTCTGGAATCTTATTTGCCCCAGTTCCCTAAGTTTATTAAGAGACAGGGCAAACAAGTCCCAACCCATTTGAGAGAAGGCACTTTCATAAAGGTGTTACAATCCATACACCCCGAAGACGCGAAGTTAATGCTTGCGATGAAAGACAAAAATCTCAAGGTGAAAGGTCTGACTCTTAAAGTAGTCAAAGATGCGTTTCCGGACTTAATCAAATGAATAAAAATAAAATCCAATAATAATAAACTTAGCCGAGCATTCGTTGAGAGTGACTCGGCATTTTTGTTAATAAGGAGGTGTAAACCTAGAAATCTTCGTTATGATTAACTATTATGTTCATCTACAGAAGGTAGCAACCATATGTGTCCACAAATCGAACGTCTCAAGAAAGATTCTAAAGAGCTTAAGCATTACATGTACAGGCTAGAAAAATCGGGAAACACCCATGCCGCTCACAAGATGAAGGCAAAACTTGAGTATCTAAATTCGAAGATAACTGACATTGAAGGGGAATTACTACACTAGGATACAAATAGCCAGGGACGGCAATTTATATAAATGCGGAATAAGCATATAACTAATTGATATAAAAACCGCTTTACTTTTTAGCTCCAATACTCTATAATACATGTATAAATTGAATGAGGAACTGAAAATGAAAAATATGTCTAATCGTGCTATCTTCGCTAAAGCTACCCGTACTCTAGAGTCAGCTGGTTTCGAGCGTACATCTTCTCAGTTCGCGGCTCGTCGCGGCAACTCTGGTCTAGTGTTTGCTAAGAACATTAATGGCAAGAAAGAAGAAGTCGTCCTTACTTTCAAACTGGCTAAAACAATCGTTGAGAACGTTTAAATATGAATATCTTTGCTATCGATAAAGACCCAGTAATCGCTGCCCAACAGCAGTGCGACAAACACGTTGTTAAGATGATTCTAGAGAGCGCTCAGTTGCTCTCTACCGCTCATCGAGTTATTGACGGTAAAGAAGTTGTAGGTAAATCTCCATCAGGTCGCAAACAGAAACAGTACCTGATTGGAGACGATCGCGACAACGTACTATATAAAGCAACCCACGTAAACCACCCATCAGCCATTTGGTGTCGTCAGACTAAAGGTAACTACACTTGGTTGTATGTCCACTTCAAAGCTCTGTGTAAAGAGTACACCTCTAGATATGGTAAGGTACACTTGTGCGAAGAGAAGCTACTTAAGCAACTTGTTCGCCCTCCTGTAAATATTAAACAAGAAGGTTGTACTCCGGTCACACTAGCTATGCCTGACGAGTATAAGACAAGCGACTATGTTGAGTCATACCGCAAATACTATAAATCCAAAGCAGCGACTATTGATATGCGCTGGACTAAACGTAACAAACCAGAGTGGTTCTAATGCCTCTATATAAATTTGAAAACACCGAAACAGGTGAACTTGTTGAAGAACTTATGTCTTGGGAAGAATCTAAAGTTTTTCTAGAAGAACACCCTGAATTAAAACGCATCATTGGTGCGCCAATGATTGTTTCGGGAGTTGGTTCCGGACCAAAGGTGACTAATTCCTTTAAAGAAACAATGAGTAAAATAAAAGAAGGTCACGCAGTTCGCGGACCTCAAATCGACAAATGGACGAAATAGCGTATGGCGATGAAACCTCGGCAACAATTAAAACTTAGGCTCGATGACTTAAAAGAAATTGAACCTATGACAAAGAACCAGGAGAAGGTCTGCAAGGCTTTCGGGAAGGGTGATAACATAGTCCTAGCAGGTTCAGCTGGTACTGGTAAAACCTTTCTAGCACTCGGTCTCGGTCTAGAGGAAGTGCTAGATAAGAACACCCCCTATCAAAAACTAATTGTTGTTCGATCTATTGTACCGACCCGAGATATCGGATTCCTTCCTGGTGATGAAGAAGAAAAGAAACTTGTGTATGAGGCACCATATATCGGTATCTGCGCAAATCTTTTTGGTGTTAACGATGCTTGGGAAAAACTTAAACAATCAAACGACGTTGAGTTTATGACGACTTCGTTTATTCGTGGCGTAACCCTAGATGATTGTATTATTGTAGTTGATGAAATGCAGAACTTAACTGCCCACGAGCTCGACTCAGTCATTACTCGTGTTGGCGAAAACTGCCGCATCTTATTGTGTGGCGATTACTATCAGTCAGACTTCCACAAGAATAATGATAAGGACGGGATCCTTAAGTTCTTGGAAGTAGTGTCTCACCTTACAGGATTCTCTATCATAGAGTTCAATTGGGAGGATATCGTCCGGAGCGGATTAGTTCGTGATTACATAATGACCAAAGAACAACTTGGAGTAAAATTCTAATGGCTAAGTACACTCGTTTCGATCCAAGAAACAAGAAACGTAATAAGCACAAGAATCGCGTTAAACAGGGTCTTAACGACAAGAAAATTCATATTGTAGGGAAAACGTATGACGAGGATATTCGAACATAAGGAAAACTTGCTCGGATACGATGACCTAGAAGTAATAGAAAGTAAAGAAGTGGGGAGGCGTTATGTCTCCCCTTCTTCTAATAAGTACCCTTCGATTACAACAGTATTATCTATCCTAAGCGAAGATCATATCAAGAAATGGCGTGAACGTGTTGGTGAAGAAGAAGCCAACAAAATATCGTACCGAGCTTCTACCCGAGGCACTGCGGTTCATGCTATTATTGAAGACTATATAAACAATAAATTACAACCAAACCGATTTATGCCTAATATCTTGGCAAACTTCAAATCTGTCCAACCCATACTCGACGAGCGTATAGGTACTGTATATGCCCAGGAAGCTGCGCTGTATTCGGATTACCTTGGTGTGGCGGGAAGGGTCGACTGCGTTGCTGAGTTTGACGGCAAGCTTTCTATAATTGACTTTAAGACTAGCAAGAAACCTAAGAAACCTGAGTGGATCGAGAACTACTTCATTCAGGAGACATTCTATGCTATTGCTTGGGAAGAACGCACTAAGCTGCCTATAACCCAACTGGTCACTATTATAGCTGTTGATAATGAACCGCCTCAGGTGTTTATCGAGCATCGCGATAATTGGGATGATAAATTACTGGAGACTATACGTGAATACAAAAGAAGAAACGGCATCGAATGATGCCTATCAACAAATAAGTTATTGCTGCCAAACGGTAGCTGAGATGGAGCCAGTCTTTGAATACATTAAATTACTTGAAGAAAAAATCGCACAACTTGAAGAGGAACTCGAAAATGGAAGGGCTTGAGAATATCATTAAACTGGGTCAACCCAAAGGTGCGTTCACTCATCGACCTGCTGGATATACGCACGAATTTTACTTGACCGGAACTATAACATCAGCTGAAGATTATATTGAATGGTTTGATACCATTCGTCATGCTGGCGAGAATGACCTAGTAAAGATCTATATCAACTCTGAGGGCGGTAACTTATTTACTGCTGTGCAGTTTATGCGAGTGCTCACCGACTGTCATGCTGACGTTTGGATTAGCGTAGAAGGTGCTTGTATGAGCGCTGCTACGATGATTATGCTTTGTGGCGATGCTTATGAAATCTCCCCTCACTCTATGTTTATGTTCCATAATTACTCTGGTGGAACAGTAGGTAAGGGTGGCGAGATGTACGACAATATTGTATATGAACGTAAATGGTCTGAGAGGTTATTGCGCGAAGTTTATAAGGATTTCTTGACCGAAGAAGAAATAGAGTCTATTCTAAATAATAAAGACCTATGGATGGAAGGTGACGAGATTCTAGATCGCTTACGTGAAAAGGTTAAAAAGTACGAAGATCAAACTGAAGAGATTAATGGCGATGAAGGACAACAAAGCGACCTGTTTGATGAGACCAGCGAAGAGGAGTTGTTGGGTTCTAGGGATACCAATTGATGTAGTCGATAGGGAGTGGGTCTTTACGGAGACCCCCTTTGAAATTGAAGACCTAATATCGTTATACAACGAACAACTAGACTCACCTGAACCGGACTTTCAGAATATAATGCTTGCTGAGGATATCATAACGGCATATTCAACTACTGAAACCGCTATCCGTAAGATGATCGAAGTCGTGCGAAAATAGTTGATAACTTAATAGAATATCTTTATTCCAAAACGATATTAAATAACACTTTACTTCCCTCATTTCATATGCTATAATTGGTGTATTGAAATTGAGGGATTTATCATGTTAAACACACTTATAGAATTCGGCACCAACTACGGTTCAACAATTGAGGCGCTTTTGGTAGCTACCTTTGTTGGCATAATCATCACAACCGTAATCGTAGCGACTAAGGAGAGTAAGAATGTCTAACCTACTTAAAGAAGGTACTACATTATTCTGCACATCTTGCGAAACTATTATTCGGGAAAACTGCGTCCCTGGAGAGCAGACGGATTGTGCCCATGTATGCGATAAATGTTGGTACCATATAGAAACATTGATCAATAAAGATAAACAGGAAAAGTTCGGTTCTAACCCGTTCGGAGCATAAGATGAGTAAAGAAGATTTTAAAATTCTATCTGCGCGCGACCACGTTCGCATGCGCCCAGGAATGTACCTTGGTTCAACTTCGGTTGAGCAGGTAGAACGATTTGTCATGGGTAATTGGCAGAATGTCGAGTACGTTCCTGCCATAAACAAAATGATTGACGAAATCATTGACAACTCAATCGACGAAGCAATTCGAACTAACTATAAACACGCTAATCAGATCTCGGTTACGATTAAAGGCGATACTGTAGAAATTAGCGATAATGGGCGCGGAATCCCTCAAGAAGAGGTTCTAGACGCTGAGGGTAACAAAGTCCTTCGCCCTGTTGCGGCATGGACTAAAACTAATGCGGGGACTTCTTTCAATGACGATCGAACCACTATTGGTGCCAACGGTGTTGGCTCTGCTTGTACTAACTTTATGTCAACGAGGTTTATCGGCACTACATGGCAGAATGGTAAATCTGTCACAGTCCAATGTAGCGACGGGGCGAATAAAATCTCAGTTAAAACAGGATCTAAATCTGATTCAGGTACTTCAGTCAAGTTCACTCCTGATTACAATCTGTTTAGTATTGATAGCATTTGTGACACTCACACGGTAGAACTGGTTGAAGATCGTCTGACTTCGCTTCAGATCGCCTTCCCAGAAATCAAGTTTAAGTTTAATGGGAAAAGAATCAATGCTTCGAATATTAAAAAATACGCTGGATTATTTGTGGAGGACGATAGCGCTTCTGTTGTTGTCTCTTCTAGTGACAACGTTAGTTATTTCATTGCCAGTTCTCCTGATGGGTTCCGAACTACATCTTATATTAACGGTGTTAATACTCGTCTCGGTGGAACCTATGTTGATTATATCGTCAATTCTGTCGTGGATATTCTTGTATCAATGGTTAAGAGAAGGCATAAGATCGATGTAGCAAAGTCTACCATAAAGAGTGGATTAACCTTCGTTCTATTTGCTCGTAACTTTAAAGATCCAAAGTATGACTCTCAAACTAAGGAAAGGCTCACGTCGAGTGTCACCGCTGTTAAAGAACACTACGATGCCGATGACTTTGAAAAGATTGCAAAGAAGATCATGGCTAGTGAGGACATCATTGGTCCGATCATCGAAGCCCAACTGGCCAAGAAGATGGCAGCTGACAAGCGGGCAGCTACGTTGGCTCAAAAGAAACTTAAGAAAGTCAAAGTCGCCAAGCATATTGCAGCTACGACTACGGATTCGACTTTGTTCTTATGTGAGGGGGACTCAGCCATTGGCTTTCTCCTTAAGGTTAGGGACCCGAAGAAAGTCGGTGGCTATCCACTACGCGGGGTAATCATGAACACCTGGGATATGAAACCCGCTGAAGTCCTTAAGAACAAAGAACTGAGCGAGCTTGTAGCGGTGCTGGGGCTTGATATCAACGACCCTGACTCAGTTGATAATATGATTTACCAGAACGTGGCTACGCTTACTGATGCCGACCACGATGGTATCGGTCACATTATGCCTTTACTACTTGCGTTCTTCTATAAGTTCTGGCCAAGGCTGTACACTGAGAAGCGTATTCATATCGCTCGCACCCCTATCCTTATTGCTGAGAAAGGGAATAGCCAGAAGTGGTTCTACAGTTACGATGAAGCTAGTGAGTTCAAACAAACTCAGACAGGACACAAGCTGCGGTACATTAAGGGACTTGCTTCTCATACTGAAGAGGAGTACTCTAAGATAATCAACGAACCTAATCTAGACACTGTCGTTATTGACGATGACTCCTGGTTTGATGTTGGTTACGGTAAAGATGTACAAAAACGAAAGGATTGGTTAACATAATGGTTTACTTTCCATTCGATTTAGGGTACAATAGCACCCATATTTACTAAAGGATAAACTATGAATCTCTATAATTTGTCAGAAATTGCGCAAAACGAAATGCGTGACTTTGCGTTGTACACAGTCGAGTCTCGCGCTATTCCTAACATGATAGACGGGCTCAAGCCAGTCCAACGTTTCTATTTGTATAGTTCTATAGTGAACACGCCAAAGGACTTTAAGAAGGTCTCTGCGGTCTCTGGCGTTGTATCCGACTACGGTTATCAACACGGTGAGGCAAGTGCTGCTGGCGCTGGTCAGCTGATGGCAGCCACATGGAACAATAACATTTGTTTGGTTGAAGGGCGAGGTTCTTTTGGCACCCGCCAAGTACAAGCGGCAGGAGCAGCACGGTATGTTTACACTCGTTTACATTCTAACTTCTCAAAATATATTAAAGACATATCATTATCCCCAGTTCACGAGGATCCCGAGCACACTCCTCCTGCTTTCTACATTCCTGTCATACCATTGGTTTTGGCTAACGGAACGAAAGGAATTGCTACAGGATTCGCTACGAATATTCTTCCGCGTTCCGAAAAGGACTTGATTGCGGCATGTAAAGAGTACATTAAAACTGGTAAAATTAAGAAGCGTCTTGCGGTATCGTTCCCCGACTTTAACGGAACGACCGAGTATGATGCGGCTTCTGACCGTTTCCTTTGTCGCGGAGTATTCCAACGACCCACAAGCACTCGTATCATAATCACTGAGATTCCGTATGGTTATGACCGAGAGGCTTATGTAAAGATACTCGATAAACTTGAAGACGATGGCGATATTATTGGCTATGAAGACGAGTGTTCTTCTGATGGGTTTAGGTTTGATATCAAGCTGCGCAACTCTACAGCAAAGGTACTCAACAGTGACGCTAAGGTAATCTCCAAATTCAAGCTCGAGAAAGCTCACTCTGAAAACCTAACGGTAATCGATGAGAACGGCAAACTCAAAGAATACACGGATGAGCGCGACTTGATCAAAGACTTCTGCGATTACCGATCTGGCGTTTTGGATAAGCGTATCGCGCGCGAGCTCGAGAAAGCGCAGGAAAGCCAGCGTTGGTTATCAGTAAAGGCTGCCTTCATTACTGCCGTGTTAGACGATAAGATTATTTTTAAAGGTAAGACTAAAGACAAGGTAATTGATCAGATGGTGTCAGCGCAAGTGCCTATTCAGGGCGATGATGCTGAACGTTTGCTTCGTATGAATATAATGACCCTCACTAAAGAAATGGTCGACGACCTCAAGAAGCAGATTAAGGAAGCTAAAGATCAGGTGAAATATTGGGAAGGTACAGATACAACTGAGCAATTCCTTATAGACATAGATGAATTATAAATATCAGTAATTAATGAAGGGGATACCCATGGCTAATAAAATTGTAAAATCGTTCGGACCATACGCTGTCCTCATTGACGAGAAAGGCGTAGAGCAAGAACTATTTGAAGGGATGGAAGTATATCCAACCGATACTGTAATTGGTGACGTTGAATACGAAGAAGTTCCGGAAGAAGTCGATGCCGAGGTTGCGGCTTTACAAGAAGCCATTCTTGCTGGTATCGATCCGACTGAAGTAACAGAACCAACTGCCGCAGGGGCACCAGCAGCAGGGGAAGGCGTTCAGGATAGCGGTGGATCTAGCTTCGTTACCCTTGATAGGACAAACGGTGAAATAGATCCATACGCAGGATATGAAACAACGACCTTCTCTAGTGAGTTTGATAACCCAGAGGAACAGCCTCCTTTGACCATTGCCTTAGAGGAAGTTGATACCATACCTCTACCAGTTGAAGATGAGCCAACGATATCAATTACTCCTAAAGATGAAGAACCTCCTGTTGTTCCTGACGAGCCAGTTGATGAGCCTGAACCAGAAGAGGAACCTCCTGTTGTAGAACCTGAGGAGGAACCTGAGGATGAGGACGAAGATGATCCAGTTGATCCGCCAGTCGTTGATCCTGAACCTGAAGACGAAGAAGATGATTCAACTGGTCAGAATCCTGGTAATGATAAGGATGTAGGCAACAGCCCTCACGATGGTAATAAAGGGAACTCTAACGACGATGAGTCTCCGCTTGATAATAAAGAGGATAAAGGCGATGAACAAAGCGATAACCCTGAAGACGAATCTAGCGAAGATGAGCCTAAAGAACCCGAATCTCCTGAGGATGGAGATGGAAGCGAAGTGGGTGAAGACAACAATTCAGAAGAGGATATTCCTGACACTTCGACTGGCCAAAATCCAGGAAATGATAAGAACGTAGGCAACAGTAAGTTTGATGGCAACAAAGGAGCCAGTAACGACGATGAAGGTCCAAGAGATACGGATAGCACTGATAGTGATAGTAGCGGAGATGACGATGTTCTATCTCCATCTGACCTCTTAGACGATGAAGAAACCCTCGACGACCTACTCCCGAAAGGTAAGGATAAAGAAGACAATCCTAACAAGGGTAAAGACAATGGTTGGGGTAATGGCGACGATGAAGCTCCAGGCGGAAGCCTAGATCACAACAACGCTGAAAACAACCTAGATGGATTATTGAGCCCAACTGAACAATATTATGACAACTGAGAAAGAAGAATATACTGGACCAGAAAGGCGGAGGCGGTCTACAGAAGTAGATCGTCGTCACCCTGTTGATAGGCGCAAAAGGGTTACTCTGTTCCCCGACCGCAGAAAAGGACCAGGAAGACGCCATTACGATAAATAATTTTTAAAAAGCTTTACTTTTGAATTTCAATCAACTATAATTAGGGTATTGAAATTGAGGATTATATTATGCAAAAGCTACTTGAGACCACCGGAACTTTAGACGGATTCCGTTACCCATCAAACGTCTACTACCTAGACGAAGCGGGTAAGCTCGTTGGGTTTTTAAATGAGAAAGGCGAGGAGAAGTTATTCACCAAACCTATGATGTTTGATAAGCGTGGGCGCAAGTTCAAGAAAGTTTAATATTCATGGAGAGATTATGAGTTGGGAATACGATTCTGGAGGTCACAAAAAAGACCAAAAGAAATATTCAGAGAACTACGAAAAGATATTTAACGTAGAATGGCCATGCCCAGAATGCGGTGGCTCTAGAGTGACAGGTCATCAGGGAGACTGTTCTAGGCATTGGCGAAACAAAAAAGGTACTTAAATGGAAAAGTCAACGGTCACTTATTACGGTGAAAACCCTGTAATACATCTTCCAGAAAAACTTACAATGGCAAACTCTGCCCTTGTTAAAAAGCAGATAGCTTTACTTGGTAATGGAACCGAATTGGTGGTGGTTGACTTAGCTGGAACGAATTTGGTGGATTCGTCTGGATTATCTGTACTAGTAGCGAATAAGGACGTTATTAAATGTTTGCTTTCGCCGAACGTTAACGTGTTATCATTACTTGAATTGACTCGATTACACGAAATCTTTATTATTGTTAATAGCATTAAAGGGGCGTTGGATTTATAATGAAACTTATTGATTTTAGGGACTCTGTTTGGGGTGGTATCGTTGCCGATGCTTATGGTGCTGCCTTTGAATTTAAAGCCCCGCACCAAATACCTAAATTAGATTCTCTAGAGCAAATTAAGAGAACTCAAGTCAAGAACGTTTTCGGTCATGAGGTCGGGCAGTTCACTGACGACGGTATTCTTATGCTTTGCGCCATGAAGTCGTTCATTGAAAGTAAAAAGTTTGAACGCAACTCTCAGATGAAACACATCGGCGACTATCTTGTCCGTGGTGTATTTACTCCGGATGGACGTTGCTTCGACGTTGGTATGGCTACAAGCCAAGCATACAATATGTGGGAATACGGTGGTACTTATAACCCTCCGTACAACTCTGGGGGTAACGGTGTTCTTATGCGTTTGGCTCCATACGCATTTTGGTCTCTTCATAACGTAGCTGGCGAGGATAAAGCGGATTACTACGATAGCGTCACGACATTAACTCATGGCGGTATAGCTAACGACACCACATACAAGATGGGAATAATGCTCGAGTGCCTTTGGTCCGGAACTTTTAATTTCGAAGATATTGAGAATTTCCGTACCATGTCCGACGACCGAACTTCATCAGGATTCTGTGAGGGTTCTTGGAATATCGCTCTTGATATATTTGAAAAAGGTGAATCGTACGAACGTTCTGTTCTCGACGCTATTGCTAAAGGGTATGATACAGACACAAACGCTTGTATAGTCGGGCAGCTAATTGGCACTGATATAGTACCAAGTTGTATACCTTATAAATATGAAATAGAGAACATTATTCAGGAATTTAAGGATGTCTGTACAGCAACTAATTGAGAGCCTTGACCTTCAAAGCGTAAATGCTGCGCCAATGATGAAGGAAAAATGGACACCAACCCTTCAGTATTTTGGTGGTCATTACGAGAAAAGTGGGAAAGATTATTACTACATTTTCCGCTTTGAAAATAAATGGCATGAGGGTGGCGTAAAGATTGGCAAATATACGTGGAATATGACGTTCCATGAGATGAACCTTGGTGACCCCAAGAAGTCAACTTCCAAACGTATTTCCAAGATTAGGCACCCTCTTCAGTTTGTTGCTTGTGCGCTTAAGGCTCTTGAAAAGCACTACAATTACAATACTGTTGTATTTGGTTACATGACGTTCATGCCTCCAAAGGCTCAGAAGGTTACTAACTTCATCGGACGTGTGGCGAAGCGTTCTTCGGCTCTCCGCATTATGCAGTCTAAGACAATATCCCTTTCTGGAGTTGATGGCGGTAAACTAAACCCGAACGGAAGCATGATTTTCTTTAACACCAAAGCATTGGAAGCTGAACAAGTTTTCACTGGCGTCATGAAGAAGATCAAGAAGTTTGGTGTGTATAAGCTTGATGATATTGGCGAGAACGATATGGCGGTCGCTGCCTTTGTTAATAATAACGAAAAAGCTGCGACCAAAACCCGAGCACTTCGTTTTAATTTCGAAGAGCTATACTACCCAGGAACAACAACATCTTATAATAAAGAGTTTCGAGCTCCGCGCGACCATTCTCCGGATAAAATGCCTCCAGCTATGCAGGCTGGTTATGCTCAGTATGAATTCGATAAGATGGATATACAGGATGAAGAAGCTAGGGCATATGCTATCTCAAGGTCGGTTTCTGATAATTGGTTGATCGAGGACGAGCTCCACACAGATATTAAAGATATGGATCATATCAACGCAATCAAGGCGTTCACTGGTTCACAGTACGGAGATATGCGTAAGATGGTGTTTGGGGCATATTCTGATCCACCGTCAGGTTATGATCAACAAACCGTTGACACCGCTATTCAAAATATGAAGCGTCTCGATTCTACGTTTGATAGTATCGGTCACAACCTTGAGTTTTACAAAGGGTATCTCTTCCGTGGCGTGGATATCAGCGGATACTCTGCTGAACAAGAATGGATTCGCCGTTTCTTGGTTGAGGATAAAACTGCTCTACCGACATATACTTCGTTCACCACTCGAGTAGAAATTGCTTGCTCCTTTGGCAATTTCTCCGCAGGGGCAGCCCGTAACTTCTTTGGCGGTGATAAGGATAACTATCGCCAATTTAGTAGCGGTGCTGATGCCGTTGCTTGGATCGAGAGCCAGAGACCGGATAAAGAGTTGTGGAAAGGTACAACTCTGTCTTATGAAGTTAATTCTATGAATATTATCATGTTCAGCCGTCAAGACTTTTCTCAGCTTCAGTGTGTAATACCAGGAGAGATTTCCCAATACGAAACTGAGCGAGAAATTATCCTTTCTCGAGGTACTATGATGGAAGCTGTAAATTATTGGTTGTCTTTCTCCGATGATGGGCGGATTACAGGGTTTATTGAATATGATATTGTTGGACCACCTTCTCGCGCACGCATGGAAGAGTTTAACTACACTGAGCCAAAAGGGTTCTCTCGCTTTATTGCTGAAGCTAAACGACCTAAGAAAGCGACTAAACCTAAGAAAGAAAAAGATCGTAAGTACACCAAAGAAGAGTTCGAAGAACTGAAGATAAAATTTGGTTCCAACCCATTCCATTATGATGGATAATATCGTTATTCTAAAATGATATAAAATAAGGGTTTACGCCAACACCAAAAGGCTATATAATTGACCGTAAATTAATGGGAGATTAACGTATGTCTTTTGGTGCTATGGCCACTTTTATTGTCGCTTCAACCCTACACACTGGACCTGCCTTAGAGGTTTCTCTTAACGATTATGTGTGTATGGTTGAAGCGATTCATTTTGAAGCGAAAGGAGAAAATTATGAAGGTAAAGTCGCAGTTGCTAACGTCATTAAAAACCGTGTCGCTCATAGCGGTTTTCCTGGCGACGTGTGTGGTGTGGTAACTCAACGCAGGCAATTCTCATACCGCGATGACGGTAAACCAACCCTAGTATTGAAGAATAAAATTGAAGAAGAAAGTTTTAAAGAGTCCGCAAGGATTGCTTTACTTGCTGTTAACGATAGTCTTGCCGACAACACTGGCGGTGCTGACCACTACTATGCCCACAATAAAGTAGAACCGTATTGGAAAGATGCCGCAACTCATTCTAAAGTTCTGGGCAACCACACCTTCGTTAGATTATAAATATGAGTATTGAATTATAAACATCACATAATGACTAAAACCAAGAAGAGAAAATGTGATGGACGAAAAAGATATTCGAGAAAGAATTCGTCGATTAGAATCGCGCGAACAAAAAATAGTCGATATGGTGAATACTCTAGAGAAGACTATCGACAGGTTGGGTGTACTGGTTGAAAACATGAACGATATCGGTCCTCGGGTAAGAGACCTAGAGATTGATATGATAAACCAAAAAATATTAGGTAAAGCGGTTCAGTGGCTGGGTGTTGCTGTTGGCGGTACAGCTATCGTGATGGCGCTTACCTACTTGTTCGGGCAGGCACCAGTATGACCGTTTTAGAAGTTGCTCAGTGGTCTATCCTGGTAATCTTCGCCGCTTTAATTTTCATAAATACCAAAACCCTCTATATTGCTTATACACAAAAGAAACGAATATTCTTTGACAGCACTGTAGGGGTTACGTTTGTATGGATAAAAGGTTTCAGTATGCTTTCCTTCGCTATTGGTATTATGTATTCGTACCTTCAAGTTAAATGGATACTTGACGGGCACGGTGAGGAAATAGGTAGCCTTGTTGACTTGATGTGGTTGGTAGAAGAATATCTTGTGGCTTTTGCCCTATTATTCGCAAGTTTATTCTTTAGGTCAATATTGGATTGTCGGCACCGTTACCATAGGAGAAGGGTTGACATGGTAATTAGAGAAGAAAGACAAGGCGCAATATTATACGGTAGAAGGAAAGATGATTATGAGCGAAATGTTTGATTTTGGCTTTACTGCCGTCGACGAAAATGAACTGGAAGCGGTACAGCAAGCGCAAGCGGCAATCACCGAAACTTCTAGCACGGCTGAAGAACTTCAAGAAAGGTTGGATAAACTGTACAACGCAGTTCAACCGTTGTTAAATAACCTAAAAGCCAATCCAGAGAAAGAATATATCTATTGGCCAAATAGAACTGATAAAGTCGAACAATTCGAAACAGTTCTTTATAATCTGTATAAGGGGGAATAATGCTATATTTAAAATTCTATACCAATATGTTTGTTGGTAGAGGGTTTGCCGGAACAACATACGGACCATTTATTTTTATCCGCCCAGAGTACAGGGATGACAAAGGTTTACTAGAACATGAGAAGGTTCATGTTAAACAGTTCTGGCGGTCTTTAGGTCTACACGGCATCTTCTACAATCTGTCGAAGAAATACCGTTTTAAATGTGAGGTTGAGGCATATCGTAAGCAGCTTGAGTATGTTGAATGGGGTGTAGAACCTATTCGCCGCAAGTTCGCTGAATTTATTGCTAATAAGTATAATTTGAACGTCTCAGTTGATGAGGCATATGAAAAACTGAAGTGAGGTACACTATGGAACAAAATGAAATTTACACGAAGAAAATGCTACGCAAACTTGAAGCGCACCTTAAGGGTAAGCGCACCAAAGTGACTATCCCTAACTGGCGTGCTGATAAAGAGAAAAATCGCCAGTGGATTACCATGACCGGAATGGAGTTCTGGGGCGATCCAAAAGCCAAGCAATCGACCAAATAACTAAAGGGAGCTTCGGCTCCCTTTTTTATTCCTAATCGGTATAATAAAAAGCTTTACTTTTGATCAATCAATTGCTATAATACATGTATAAATTGAATGAAGGAAATTTGTTATGAATAATGTTAAAGCTGGTGACCTGATCAAGTCTTACGATTTCTCTGCTGAACTGCAGCCAGGATGCTACATGGTTGGTCTAGTAAAAGAAATCGAAGCTGGTGGTATCATCGTTTGTGATATGATCAAATCTTTCTTTGCTGGTGAGGAATATGCCCACCCTAACAAGGCAGATGGTTTCCGCACGCTGGCTCAGGGTTTGGGGTTCTTTGATGATGAAAGCACTCGTATCGAAATAATCGCTACAGCCGAAGAGCTTGCCCTAGTAATGTCTGAACTTTGCGATGAGGAGTTCCACTAATGCGTAGAGATAAAGTAATCCTGACTGACGTTGATGGCGTCCTTCTTGACTGGCAGTACCACTTTGAACAGTGGATGAATAAACATGAATATGTCCTTGTCAACCCAGACGTGTATTCTATCATGGAGGCGTATGACCTGCAGCCCCTCGAGAAGAAACGTTTGACTCGTATGTTCAATGAGTCAGCAACGATTCGCAAGTTGTCTCCGTTACGGGATGCTGTTAAGTATGTCAAGAAACTACACGAAGAACACGGTTACATCTTTCATGTAAT